ACCCCTTACGCACGCCGTCCCAAGTAAACCCGAACTTCTCCGCTGCCTTACGTATTTTTTTATTGTCGCGACTCGTTCTGATCTCGATACGGGCGACCCCGGCTCGCACAAACACGCCTTGAAAAAACGTCTTTGCAACGTCGTTTGAGACCCGGCCGAAGACTTCCAGCTCCCACGTCCAAGGATTGTACTTGTGCAGAAGCAAGGCCCCCCGCAACACGCCGTCTTCGTCCATCACGCCTAGCGCCATGTCTGGATTGCGGCCGAGCCCACCGTTCCACTTATCAGCCCACTCAATCACCGTCGCGTCATGACCTGCCAGCAACCTCATAGGTGCGCGCCTGTTTCGCTCAAAACGACGAACCCGTTGATTTTCATCGTCTCGTTGGATTGGCCCTGGCTCCCCCATAAATCCTGCCCCCACTTCGCAAGCCCCCAGCCGACACCGCCGGACTCAATCCCCGTCGTGGCCTGGAACTTCACACTCCCCCACGTGCCCAACGCAATGACCGTTGCCCAATCCGTAACCGTCTGATCTTCGCTGGACCATAGCGACACGTCCCACGTCGCACCGTCCCACGAGCCGCCGACCGCAACCGACGAGGCGGCTGAAATCGTTGTCAGATTGTTCGTCTCGACAAAGTCAACGCTGATGCCAACCGATGGGCGGTTGTCACCCAACGCCGTTACAAGCGGACGGATCATCGAGAACCGCTTGAGGTTTGCATTGCCAAACGCGGAATAGGATGTCTGGCCAATGGCGACTATGGGCTCGTCCAGATCGGTTCTGCCGATGTCAGCCCGGAACACGTCACCGTTGCCGCCGGCAAAGTACAGATTGTCATTGTAGACGGTCCACGTGATTGCGTTGTGGCTGTCCTGTTCGAACCACGCCCCGGTTAGCGTGTTCTGGCCGTATTGTTTAGCGGCTGAACCTTCCGTTGTAGGAATGTTGATCAGCAGCCGCGTGCCTTTCGGGTACGTTACAATCTCCCACCCATGCAATGAACCGTAAGACGAAGCGGCTTCGTTGAATGCTGAACTAATCCGTTCAGTGACAGCCACAAGGCCCGCGTTGCTCTGGTCGACAGCGAGCAGCTGGGATAGCGGAAAGATCCCGGCCTGAGTAATAAGCAGCAGGTCTGCGCCGTAACGGGCAAAGCACCGCCGCCCAATCGGTGGCGGCACATCGAACACGCCTACCAGAGACCACGTGTTTACGAATGCAGGATCGGTGCCCTGATAGATCGCGATTTGGCCGCGATCAGTGACCGCGACAAACAGATCATCGGCACCTGCACCGCCATCACGTGTCCATGTGGCGAGCGCTTGGATATAGCCGCCACGGTTGAAATAAGGACCAAAGTCGAACGTTGACGCTGCGCCGGATATGGCTTCCGTATCGAGGTATGCGCCCTTGAGTGTGTCCTTTAGCGCAAACCAAAGCCGCCGCTTGTGGCTGATGACATGGATTGCATCGGACGCCGTAATGCCGCAGATGCTGGGCGTTGCCCAGGCGGAACCGTTGTAATGGATTGGCGCGTCTGCGCCGTTGACCATGTAAAGGTATTGTGTGCCGCCGGCAGAATGAATGCACCATTGCCAGCGGTTGTTGGTGGTCGCGGTTGCCCGGCTTGGCGTGGCCGCTTGCGATGCCGTCACGTCCCAGATCGCAGCCCCCGCACACGCAAACATTTTGCTGGACGCCGCGCCGGTGGGTGCCTGCCAAATGGCCAGTGTCTCAACGGCCGGCTCGTCCAACTTGTAGAAATAAACCGCGCCTACTCCTACGGACGTGATGTCGACAGCGCTGCCACCGCTCGTTTCCGACAGCTGGAACGTGTCCGGATCACTGTTAACGATGTAAAAGCTGTTGGTCGACGGAGGCGCACCGGCGCCAAGACCACCTGGAAGCGTTGTAACCGCATGACATTTTACAACATCGCCGTCAGAAAACCCATGGCTGGTGATCGTTACCGTATCAGTCCCGGTGTCGATGTCTGAAGCCGGCGTGGCAACCTCTTTGACATTCGAACCAAGGTCCCATGCGTGATAGCGATAGCCCTTCCTGACCTCGACGTTGCTCGGCGTCGGAAACCAGTTGACCAGCTCAACAGCGCGATCCGCCGGCATGTTGGCCAACGCGTTGCTTGCGTCCCAGCCCCCGACAGGGGCCACAACAGGACGCGCACGCGCCGTCTGCCGGCGAGGTCTATTTTGCCGTTGAGGGACGCGAGCCAGCATTTAGATGTCCCAGCTCCCATCAGGTGCAACCGGCGGACGTGGCCGATACGGCTTAGGCGGACCCATCGATAGCCGACGCGTGCCGCCATCACGTCCAATCGCCTGTGCTACCGCCATTTCGTATTGTTGGAACGGCTCGCTATAATCAAGGCCACGAGCCCGCAGAAACCGCCACGTGATGCCAAGACGGACCAACTCAGCGTCTAGCAGTGGCTCGTCTGTGTCATTCTGGAAGTCCGAACTCTCGCCGGCCGCATCATGCGCACCCGTCGTCACCCAATAATTCGACACATACTCATAGGCCATCGTCTCGCCGGCAGACGGTGCTGGCAACACGAGGATGTCGTTGCCCCGTAACCTGAACATCTCGAAGGCCCATGTCGACAGCCGGCCTTTATAGTCTGCGTACTCCTGCGGCGTCAGAGGGCCTTCGACCGGCCGCGCTTTGGTGCGATTGAAAAACGTGCCAGAAATAAACCGATCATAGTCCGTTGCAAGCGCGCTGGTCTGGGTCTCGGCCGCAACCGTCGTGAACGTCTTTTCGAGCTGCAGCACCTGCCAAGCGTGACGCCGCATCAGGTCCATGCCCTCTTGATTGGCAAGAGACAGCAAAGACCTGACCTGGGGGTCACTGGAGCCGACGACAAGCGACGGACGCACAAGCCCGATGCGATCCGATACGTCTTGGATTATCGTCAGCAGCGTGTGAGACATTAAGCGGCCTCGTCCTCGAGAGCCTCACCCACGTCCTCGGCGTCCTGCTGTGCCTTCGGCGGACGTCCACGCCGCTTCGGTTCCGTCTTGTCCGATAGCAGCTCGAACATCTCCTGCACTTGCGCCCGCAGCTCTCTGATCTCTTCGTCTTTTCGAGCCAGATCGGACGCTATGGCCGTTTTGTCCTTGTTGCCGACAAAAGCCTTGGCTTGGTCGACCATGTTCTGGACATTCGGAAGCCTGATGCGGGAGCGGATCTGCTCGCCCATGCTGGCGATTTCCTCAACCGAGCGAATGCCTACGCCGCGAAGGATGTTGACCTGTTCCTGGCTCAGTGCCGGCCACGCTCCCAGCGGCGTGCCGTTTTCGGGCACTTCCTGGCCTGTTTTCCACGCATCATATGCAGGGATGATGGCATCGTGACGTACCTTGGCAAAGATGCCGGCCAGATCATTGTCAGGATCGGCAACGGGACGAATGGCCTTGATTTCACGGATAGAGGCAACATTTGTCGACAGGTTCTGAGCGCCCATCGCGCAGTACTCAACCTTATCAACTTCCTTGAATGATCCATCGCCGGCCGGGACGTAATCCGTCCAGAACTTTAGCACTCTGATACCCGGATCAACCTTTAAGTCGGTCATGTCTCACCTTTGTAATGGGGCGGGACCGAAGCCCCGCCCGCGTTGGGTTAGAACGGGAAGTCGCAGATGATTTCGCCCGCATCCGCATCGACCGCAACGGCGCAGACAAATTTGTAAGTAGCCGCTGAGTCGGCTTCAGCCGCCTTGGTCAACGCCTTGTCAGCCGCACCGACAGCCGTCAACGGATCGCCATCACCAGCCGATCCGCCAATCGTCACCGCCAGCGTTGCCGGCCCCTTAATCTGTATCCAACAATAGGTGCCTGTCGCCGTGATGGTTGTGGTGATAACACCCGCGCCGATTTCAGCGCCGGACGCATCAGAGGCATCGGCCAGCACAGTGTTGGCGCCGTACCCGGTGTCGTCGGTATAGTAGACGACATCGCCGGCCACGACATCCAGCGCGCCCGATCCTTCGGTGTACTGTACATATATGTACACCTTGAATGCACCCCCGGCGAACACGGCGCCGATGGTGCCAAGCGCGAACTCCTGAGTTGTGGAGGTTCGCGTAGGGTTAAAGTCAGTGATCCACATGATTTCTAATCCTTCTGGGAGCCGGTATTAGGCGAGGTCGTGAATGCGGCCAAGACGAGCGCGATTGGTCGTCACGAGGTTGCCCATCCAGTAGATCGGTACGACGACAGCGTCCTGATTGATCGGCGTTTTCCGGTCACCCTCTGACCACTGTGCTTCAGGGTGCTGAACGAGATACATATACTTCGTGTTGACAAAGTAGCCGCGCTCAGCAGTGGTCCCGAAGTTGGTGTTGTCGTCAAAGATCACGCTCGCCGTTTTGAACTTCAGCGCCTGGAATCCCAACTGAGCCGCCGTTCCATCGCCATAGCGTTGATTATCCTGCAGGCCGCCCTCATAGACAGTGTAGAGGTCGTGAGACAGGATGATAACGTCTGGCGACTCAGTGCCGACCGTCGTGGCCAGCCACTGCTTATTCATGGCGGCCCTTACATTGGCGTAGACCGTTGCGTCAGTCAGGATTTCATCAAACTTGTTTTTCCAGAACGTCCAGGTTCCCGCGACGATACCGCCGACAGTCCCCGTGCCGTCCGCGCTGATCAGATGCGACAGCCCTCCGACCTGATTGGACAACGCGCCATCGGAGTAGATGTCAACGGACAGGTTGTTGGCCGCCGTCGACTTGGCAACGTCCAGGCGGGCGTTCACCAGATCGATCATCTTCTCTTTGCTGTTGTTCATGCGCAGCTCGCGACCGTTGGCGGTCACGTGCAACGCAATCTGCTTCCAATCGTATTTCACGCTGGTGATCACATCGCTGGCGCGGATGTCCAGTGTGTCGCCACCGAAATAGCGCTGGTAAGTCTGATTTTCCTGATAGGCAACAGGCATGACGATCTCGTAACCGCCGCCCTTTGTCTTGATGTGCCCCTTGGCTTTCAGAAAGCGCAAGAAGCCGTTGTGATCGACGACGTTGTCGATTATCTCCCTGTCGTGGTTCCGGAGCGTGGAACTCACCATTTCTGTAAAGGTGGTTGATGGCGTAGACATCTTCTATTTCCTATGAGTGGAGCCGGTCCCAGACCGATGACATGGTTTCTTCAACGGACACCGGCCTGCGATTTGCAGCCGTCGCGCCGTTGACGTTGATGCCCTTTGCACGTCTCGCCTGTTCAGCCTGCTTTCTTGCAGCTTCAGCACGTGCTTTTTCGGCCGCTTCGGCCTGCGCCTTGAGCTTGGCTTGTCTTGCGTCATCGCTTACCCACTGCGCCCGCTCGTAGGCTTGTTTCAGCGCAGTTTGGGGGTCGATGTTTGGAGTTTTCACCTTGAGTGCCCGCACCTGCAGCTCGATCTCGTCTGCGAGTTGTTCGGCGTTGGGGTTCGCGGCAAAAAACGATTCCGTTAAGGATAGGAGTTGCGCACTCTCTTGCTGGGCGCGCTGATATTCTGACTGCGAGCGGTATTGCTCGAATTGGCCAACTTGCTGCTTCAGCTGCACAAGCTCTTGCTTGAGTGCCGCCGTCGTCGGATCAACATAACCCTCAGCAAACGGATCACTGATCTGCTGCAGGTCCACATTGTAGAGCTGCGCCAGCTGCCGGATTGTGCCGGCCGGATCCATATCAAGCTGTCGCGAATACGTCAGCACCCTGTCCAGATAGCCGGGCACATCCTGTTGTGCGACGGCCTGCAGGTAATCACTATGAGCCAGCAACACGCTCCCTACCGGCTCGTAAGCCTGGACAGTCTGAACCGCGCGATTGAGTTCCTGCTGCTGCGTGCTGATCAGCTGCCGCGCGTGAGTATCGAGACGGTCCCACTTGGCCCGGACGGCTTCGACCGGATCATCATAGCGGCGTTGCTCCGGCGCAGCCTCCGCTGTCTCGCCAGGAGCTTCGCCGGGCTCCCCCGCATCGCCCTCATCCTCACCGTCCGCCTTGGCAAACCGACCCCGCTCGTCCCGCTGCCGCTCCGGGGTGTGCATTTTGTCCCAGACTGCTGCAAGGTCGTCTTCAACGCTCGCCTTCGGAGCTTCCGTCGTCGTTTCCGGCGCAGTCTCTACCGCATCAACGCGCGGCTCATCATTCGCTGGCGTTTCCGCCAGCGTTGCAACGTCCATGGTTTCCGACATGATTACCCCAGTAGGTGCTCGACTTTATGCTTTTTGGCGAACCGCTCGTTTTTGAGATATTTGTTCTTCGGCGGGTCGATCTCGTAGCAATTGTGCTTTTCGAGGTCGTAGCGGCGTGCCGCCCGGCCATCGACCCACTCGCCGGTCACAGGCGACTTATACGGCGCGATGTCACCCCGCACATACGGCATGCAGATGGTGTCGCTTGACGTTTCCGGATCAGGCTTGCCCGTTTTCTTGTCAACGAATTGTCCGTTGCGCCAGACATAGGTTCGCCTCATCACTCGTCCTCGAACATCATGTTATTGTAAGCGGCAGGCCCGCCCGCTAAAGCGGCGGCAATCCCGTGCATGGTTGAGTTGCCCGGCTTCATTCGGTGGAACTCCCTATGCCCTCGAATTTTGGAGGCTAAATCCTGAGCAATCTCCGCCTCCCTCCCCGTCGGCATTTGCCCGCGCTGAGCCGCAGCACGACCGGCGTTGAACGCCTCAACAGTATCGTAGGGATCTCGAGCAGCGCTGAATCGCTCCAGCGCATTTTTTATGAAGCTACGCTCTGCTCCATCAGCAGCATGTCTGAGGCCTTGCCCGACTCTGTGCGCTACCC